GTTATTTGTAGAATAATTAGAAAAAGTATATACGCCATTTTCACGAGTAACTGTATAATCAGCCATTAACGGAACAGCAGTGGCCCCAACGTCCACATTGTCCGGGCCGCTGGGCAACCAATAATATTGACTGAAGTTTACAAATTTATCAAAGTCAATTTGCGGATTCCAAGTATAGTATTCGCTGGTGTAGAGTCTATCGCTGTTGTTGATAAACGAACCTTGCGTGGCCAATGCATCACTGATGCCAGGATATGTGATAGCGTCTTCAACTGTGTCGCTGTCGGGTTTCAGCATGATAACACCCGGCTCCAACTGATAGTTTGTGCGGGTTGCAGTAGGTTCCACTACATAACGATTGTTAGCATTGACCCCGGGTCCAACACGTCGGCCAACAAATCCTTGTGTCTTTTTAAACTGAGGTTCTTGAACCAGTTGGTCCAACGTGGCAGCTAAAAATTGCTTGTTGGTAGATGTCTGAAATATTTCAGGTAAGAAATCTACTGTTCTCACTTTTGCCATTAATATGATCCTCCACCATAGCTGCCGCCACCGCTAGAACTGCTGCCAGTGGAACTGCTGCTGCCGTAGCTGCCGCCACCGCTAGAACTGCTGCCAGTGGAACTGCTGCTTGTACTGCTACTGCCAACAGCAAAGGTAACTCCGCTGCCCGGGGCAGTTCTAAGATTGGTACTGGTCAATGCTTCGATTACCACAATGTCGGCCACCGTGGCTGCATTAACAAAAATTTCATTGGGCGCGGATCTAATTTCATATAGATCACCAAAACTTTTTTGTGGATCTACTGGAACCAATACTACTGAACTCACTATGCTGCCCAACTGTTGATGCAGGTAGGCCGACAGTTCTGAAAAATAAAATGTATCACCAAAATCCCAATTTGCAATTGCAAAGTATGCATCTAGGTTGGCAACAACATTGCTCTTTATCTCACTGATTGATGCAGTTGAGTTACTGGCGCGAATAACTTTGATAGTTGCTCGCAATTGTTCTGCTGCTTTGGCACCAAACAATGGCTTGAACTGAACTGGGTTTACAATTACATTGTCAGAAATCATTTTATAATTTTGTAATCCTGCATACTCTGTACTTAGCGCATCAATTGTGGGTGGCACAGGTGCCGGTATTGTGTTGGTAGAATCCACAATGTAATTTCTATAAGCAGTATAGTAATCTTGTGTGACCACATACAAATCAATAATGTTGGTCGAACCCGGGTCAATGCGATTGGTCAGCGCACTGTTGTGACGATACTGATAATATAGATCTTGGCGGCCAATACGAACTTGGTAATCATTGGTCACTACCAACGAAGTTGTTCCAGTTGCTGTTAATGTCAAAATATAAAATACTTCATCAGTGTAGGCATAAAACACTTGACCAACAACGTATTGTGATTTTTCTAAAGTGATGTCATCCAATGTTGCAAGCTGGTGGTATACTACGGTGTGACCTATCAGCACATAGCGTTCAAGATTATCAAAGTCCACAATGCGTTGGAAGAATACCAATTTGTGATCGGGGTCTACTGCTGGTGCAACAATTTCGTCAAAGAAATCTGGATTGTCCGGCACGCCGTCGGCGTCTCTATCTTGCCAGGATACCAACACTTGGTAATCATCCACAAACCCGTCGGGTAGCACAGGCTGGCCTATGATACGCATTGTGATGTCACTATCAAGTGGCAAATTAGAGTCAGGACGACTGTTTGTTTTTAATACTCTTACAAAGTCGCGAATGACTGTACCTGTGCGGCTGTCATAAATTTGTTCGTCACCATAAAAAAAGAATCTTGTTTCAAGTACACTACCAAAATAATAATTCAATGCTCTAGTGGTTACCTGGTATGATTCGCCATTGGTAACAAATTGCACAACCCAACTGGCATCTAGATTTGCGCCCGAAGTGTCACCAGCATAAGATTCACTCCAGTCAGCACCAACTGCAAGGTTAGTGGCAGTAATTAAATACCATGTGCTGGTCAAATTGTTGTAGCCAAGACCAAAATTGCGATACAATTCAATTTGAGACAGTGCATTTTGCCTAACAGTTGTGCCTAGGTCGGTTACAAATAACGGAATTACCTCAACACATTGAGAGTTAGTAGGCACATAGTTGTTGAGTACTACTGGGCCTAGCCCATTGGTAAAATTACCCAGCCCTTGATTTGTTCCGTCAAGATATACCGCCGTAGCCGCCGCCCATATGGTTAATTTTTCGTCAGCTCTGGTAGGAATACCCAACACCAATCTATTGTTGGCATCAAAATAATAGCCAGTTGGCGATCTAAATTTAATCAAGCTACCAATTTGAACATATTTCATGTTGTTACTGGCATAGATTCCTACAGAAATAGGAATACCAGCTGCATTTTTAAAATAACCAGTAGTTTCATTTGCCAGTGTTGTACTCTGGTTCCAACTCACTGCCAATGGTGTCAACGCTGGTCTTGGATAGTTTGCATAGTAAAATTGTGTTATAGCTTCGGTGGCTAATATTGGTTCAACACTATTGGTCAATACATCACTGATGTCGTTGGTTGTCAACCAACTAAATAGAAATGTTGGCAATTCATTTGATTTGTACAATGCACCGTCGCTGCCAAATGTGTTGGTACTGCTGTACTTGCCAGTATTGTCAACCAGATCAAGATAACGACTGGTACCGATCGACGCACGGTTCAGTGCTTTGGATTTGATAATTGAATTGTACTGAGTGAACGGGAAGTTGTTGTAATCTTCACCATTGACCATGCGATTTTGCGTGTAGTAACGAGCTGGAGCTCGTTGTTTGATTTCGTCAATGCTTTCACGAGCAAGAGAATTACTCACTGGCTCTGTGATACCACAGGTGATTGTCAATGTTTCATTCTGCCCAGTGCGGCTGATGTAGGCAATGCTCAATATCACACTCTGCATTTCTTCTGGATTGATGATATATTGCAATCCATTTGATGCACGAACATATGCACGGAAAAATCCCACCGGAATTTCTGAGAACACGCCGTCACCAAAGTTCAATGTGATTTGGTCGCTTGCTCGACTGGTAACTGAATACAATGGTCGTAGGCCACTTTGTTGTTCGGCTGCTGCTGTGTATACACTTTCAACAAAGGCCCATTCACGAGCAATGTTGCCCACATTGTCCAATTGATATAACCAGCGGTCGGTGTTGTTGACACCTTCAATATTGATATTAACTGATCGGTTGGCAATGCGCTCGGCCAAATTAAAATCTTGATTTTGCAGTACGCCTTGTTTGAATAAGAAAAAGAATCCGGTATTGGCTGATGCAAAACCCAGTTGGTCGTTGCGGAACAACATACCAAATTGTCCGTTGGGAACCGGACTTGGTTCATAAACATATTCAACGCCGGCCGGAAGGCCAGTGGCAGTGGCGCTGACAGCTTCAAATGGCATGTTGATACCGTCTACCACTGCGCTGTAAGGCAGTACTGGTAGAAAACCCGGAACTAAATTAACTGTGTATTCATCAGTGCGAATGCCTTGAATTGCAGTTCTATTACCGGGACGCCCAACTCGCTGAGTGTTTATCAATGAAGAATTTATAATGGCATTGAACTGTTCTTGCCAATCAAAATTGGTAGGGTCGGCCCAGTTGACAGTGATGTTGGCCAAGTTGATGCCATTGTAGTCCACAACATTTTCTGTTGTTTGTATAGAAAACACCTTGAGATATCCATTTGCTTCGGTGTTGCGCTTGGGTGTGTAGCTTACCAAATTGGCCAAGCGAACCACGCTGTCACGGCGTTCAGCAGTGTCTAGGTAATTTTCGCGAGTATTTACATCTGTGCGGAAGGCCAATGACTGGCTCATAAATGCCATCACATCCAGTATGGCAATAAATTCTGATGACTCAATATAGTCATTGAATGTTTCCGGGTAGTACAATCGTACATAGTCAACAAAACTCTTGCGCAGAGTCTCAAAATCATAACTTTGGAAGTCGGCTTCGCGGTAAGTTTGGTAGATTCTTTTCCAATCTTCAACACCAAATACTGCGGTTTGTCTAGTAGTTTTTGCCATAATAATCCATCTTGTAGATTATTTATGGAGATAATAAACCGCCCAGTTTATGTGTGGGCATTATGCGTAACTTGCACTGGCGGTTTGTTGATCAAAATACACACTTAAAAATTCAGTTGTTTGTCCCGGAACCATCATCACTTGTAGTTCAACCAATATGCCGTGCTCTTGTGGAAACATAGCAGCTGACTGTATAAAAATTCTTGGATCTAAACTGGCCACACGCTGTATTTCTGCCAATATAGCCCGTTCAGTATCTTGTGTTTGATTTTCAAATATGTAACTGTATATCAATGTACCATACCCCGGGCGGCCTGGCAGTTGTCCTTGCTGTATATTGAGAGCATTCAGCAGATCGCGTTTGACCAATTCAAAATCTACCAATGTAAATTTTTTTGTTTGCCCTATTGTGTTGAATCCTATAAATGTTGTCATGTTGTATTTACTCAGTTAGGCTGACTGTATTGGTGGTAGCCCTAATCGTTGTCTAATAATTGGATCGTCGCCGGTGTAGGGCGGTGCGTTGGGATCTCCCAATGATTTAACAAACGCATCAGAGTTTCTTGCAAAGCCGCTGATGCCGCCTGGGATGCTTCCGTTAAGTGCTGCTTTTGCTTGTAGTGCTGCGGTTTCTAACGCAGCAATATCAACTGCCTGTGGGCTAAAAAGCTGTGCAGGTATTTTACTACTGCCGACCAGTTTACCAACTGCCGAATTCAATGTTGCTCTGTCCACTGTGCCCTTGAACCCGGCGGCGGGAATAACACCTGCTACCGCAGCAGGCAATTTGAAATCACTAAAATTAACAGCAAACTGTCCTTGTTTGGCCAATGAATCCAATTGTGGTTTTAATGCTTCTGCTTTTGCAGCAAAGTCAGCAGCAAAAGCAGCATTTGCGTTTGAAAATCCTTTTAGATTGCCAATGGCACCGGTAATGCCACTGGATGTTGCTAGGCCGCTGACTGAACTTTCAAATCCACTGGCAAGGCCTTTGAGACTGCTGGCAACACCTTCTACACTGTTGACATCTAGCCCTGCTGCACCTGCTGAACTTTCAATTCCTTTGGCCCAGGCTGTGGCAGTGCCAACTCCAAATTTGCTAGAATTGGCCAACAGGCCACCAAGATCTGCCATTCCTCTGTTAGATGCAATTGCTGCGCTGGCGCTGCCCAGTACATCTGCTCCTGCTTGAGTTATTGCAGGCAGGCCCAGGCGTGCTCTTATAACTGGGTCATCGCCGGTATAGGGCGGAGCATTGGGGTCATTCAATGCGTTGACTGCTGAAGTGATGCTTGCGCTGATACCAGCAGCGCCGCCTTTCAAACTGCTGCCAATGCTGCTGACAGCGCTGCCAATGCCGTCAATGCCGCCGCTCACTGCTGATTCTAACTTACCTGCCAGGCCTGACAATTTAGATTCCAGCGAGGACAATGAACTTTCTAATCCACTGGTGGATAATTTGCTCAATGCTTCTGGTGCCCGTACCAATCCGGCAGATGCTGATATTAAATTTTTGCCAAAATTAGCAGCAGCATCATACAGTTGTCCAATCGGCGGAGTTAAATTAACACCGGGTGTTTTGATTTGGCCAGTTTCAACCAAAGTATCAAAACTGGATTTCATAAGTCCAAATTGAATTTTATCTTGCAGTGCTGGATTTGACAGCAGAGCATTTACTCCGGCAACACCATCTTTGCCGGTCCATACACTGGGGCTGTTCAACACACTGGCGAAATTGCTTGGATTAGGTATACCTGTAAAAGCCGGTAAGTTAGGTAATCCAGGAATATTTGGTAAAGTGGCCATCAGCATGGTCCTTGTAAAAATCTTGTGGTTGTTCCGGGTTTTAGATACCCAGCTGCTTCCAACTGCTCTGCATTAAAACCATACTTGCCCACACCCAGTTCGTTTGTTATAACATCAGCCGGTTGGCATACACTGGCAGCAACTGCTGCCATAATTGCTTGAACATTAGTCGGGGTCAGCGGGCCTATTGACGCAGTCACCACTGCGGTGTCCACATAATCAGACACTGTAATGCCATTGTTGATTGGCACATCTCTCAATGCAGGCAACGATGACACTATTGCGTCGCCGTAAATGGCCAGCAACGGAACATCTGGAACGCCGGCTGTTTCTCTGTCAAGCCGTGACAGAGAAAATTGAACACCGGTCGTGGTTGGCGACTGCAAGGTGTCACCAGATTTTAAGCCAACAAATGCGCCGGCTGCCAGCTGTTCAAGATAAACTCGTTCAGCTTCAAATGCAGTGGTTCCAGCAGGAGCTTCTAGTGTGAACAACAATCCGTTGGGAAGATTAAAAGTAAATTTAGCCATGTTATGATACTGTTCCTGTAAATCCTGCAGGCAGTGACGGAGTGTTTGGTGGAGTAGTTGGTTGTCCAGGTTCCATTGGTATTTCTACACTGACACCTTGATTGTGAAACGGCCACGGTTCGTGTGTGGGAGCTCTAGTCACAATGCTTTCTAATCCTGAAGAAGAAATTTGCCAACCGGTGGCGTTGTTAAATTCTGTTTCGGGCATTACATATTTTTCCAACTTCTTGGGTGCATCTACATTTTCTCCAGAACCTCCGTTGAGATCAATGCCGCCTGCTTGCAATACCATAGCAGATCCAGCGTTCCACGATCCGTTGTTGCTGACCAATGCTAGGCTGCCATCTGCTTTGACAGCAATACGAGCTTTACTGTACAGAACGGTTTCTTCTGTGCTGAAGAACGTCAATTTCTTTTCAGATTCCACGGTTGTGCCTTCCATACTTTTCATATTGATTCGAGCACCAGCAAACATGTTGATGTCTTTGTCTGCATGAAGGTTAATTGTTCCTTGTGTGCGAACATTGACTGAATTGGTAGCATACACATCAAGTGTGCCTTCTTGGCCCATTTCTAACCAAGTTTGTCCATTGGCATGAATGATGTATAAGAAGTTGCCGTCGTCACTCATGGTGATTTGATGGCCACCAGCTGTGCGAACACGCACAAGATTGTCTTTGTTGTTGATATTGCCATCATCCATCACAATGCTGTGGCCGCCACGACGACCAATCACATTTGCATCTGTGGCATTGATAGTTCTGGCCGCAATGCGTTGTTGTATATCAACTTCTGAAAACCCACCTTGATACACTGCACGGCCTGGCGTGCTGATGCCAAACACAGCACTGGGACTTTCTCGCTGACTGGTTGAACTGATAGGACCACGCATTGGATCGGCCAGTGTGCCTTGCTGAAACATTTCAGCTGCTATAAAGCTGTGGACGGGTTTTGGTTGATTAAAGAATTGCGGGCTACTGTCTATCTTTGCGTTGTTTGGATTAATTTCTGTCACCGGCAATACAGTTGCACCCTTGTAGTAACTTTTTTGATCGCTGTTTTGTAAATCAAAATTTGTGCTGGATCCAATGGCCGGAATCATGTGTGTCATGCCTTGCACTGGAATACAGCCCATGTAGTAACCCAAGTTTGGATCGCCGCCGGCAAAAAAACACAACACACTTACTCCAATATCCGGAGGTGTGAACCACATGCCATAACTTTGTGGATTTCCGTCCAGGTATCCTCCTACCGAGTTGGTATCACCTTTTTTACCAGGTTGTGGTGGTGTTGATCCGTAGAACGGAGATGCATAACTCACAGTGCGTATGCCATCAAACTGCTCAATGAAAACTTCTAGTCGTCCTTGTCTAGTTGGATCAACATTATTTTTTACCACACCGACAAACGGACCAAAGTCCGCCTTCATTCCACCGCGGTCGTATTTGTAATTGGGTGCTACGCCACTGTTTCTTTGTATATTTTCAGACATGTGTTATCCTTAACAATCTCTAACTATCAGTTGTGTTGCGCCTGGAGTAGCGGGCAACGGCGGCAGTCCCAGGCGTGCTCTAACAATTGGATCATCCCCAGTGTAAGGCGGTGCATTTGGATCCTGTAATGATTTAACAAAAGAGTCGGCATTTGATGCAATGCCGCCCAATGTTGGTGGCAAGGCAATTGCTGGCGCTAATAGTTGTCGACCGCCTAGTTCAGTTGTGGGCAATTCAGCTGTGAGCGCGGCCTGCTCACCTGCAGTCAGTTGCGAGCCACTCAGTGCGGACAATGATGTAGTTGGAGTCTCTAGTAGTGCTCGATTTTTTCTTGCTAGATCGTCAGTGGTAAGGTCTTGAGTTGCTGGCACTGCTCGATCTTGACGAGCAAAATCTCCAGCAGACAGACTACCAGATGCTGGTGGTTTAGTTCTTGGATCTTTAATTTGAAATAATTTACCTTGAAGGTCTTGTTCAAATTTGCCTTTGCTAAATTTGCTAGTACATTCTGTAGCTGTATAAGTGTAGGTCTGCGATGCCTGGGCTGTGTTGGGTGTTTTATTAGGATTTGCCAACCCAGTGCCGTTGACATCGTAATCTGCCACAGTGTTCCATTGTAGGTCAAAAATAATTTGCTGGGCGTCAAAATTGATTCCACCGTCGGGATTGAACGGATTAAAATTAAAATTAAATGAGTTGACTCCAGCTGCGGCTTCGCCTTGTTGTATCCACGCTGGATCTCCAACAATGTTAAGATTAACTCTAGCAATATCAGTTGGACTATACAAATAATCAGCTGCACTTGCACCAATGCTGTTGGTTATTCCTTCAGCTCCGTGGGTGCTGCTGCTGGCCACTGCTGCTTGGTATTCGATTGCCGGAGCTGCTTGGGCCAGCTGATTGGTCAATGCTTTGGTATTGGTTGCAATTTTAGAATTGCTAAAGGTCAATTTATATGCGGCGTTGAATTGTTGCTCGTACCGTATCACCTGTGTGTTCTGTCCAGTAAACCAATACTTGTAACTTTTGTGTAGTCCGCGCAAAGTGCCGGCTGGAAAATACTCGCTCATCATGCTGCTTATGCCATATGTGCTGATTATGTATGTTATATTATAGGCAAAATCTCTTCTTTTTTCATCATATTTTATTGGTGTAGCAGCTACTGAGATTTTATACCATCCAAGATCACCCAATGGTTTTTGTGGCTTGGTTATCTGTGTTACTTCGTCAATCATCCAGGCCGCTTGGTCTGTGATGTAGCTGCTGTTTTTTAATATTTCGTCAAGAATCACAATAATCGGAGTTCCGGCAGAATAATTAAAAGTTCTAACATTGTATGACACAGAATTGGTGGCTGGGTCAAGATCAGCGGCCGGATTGGTACTTAGTTGCATGGGCACTTTGGCCTTGTTGGCTGTGCCGGATTTGGTAACTTTTGAATCGCCCAGTGCCGTTGGAGCAAATTCAATTTGGTATACATTGGCCACTTGCCACACGCCGTCAATGACCAATTGTTGTTCAGCTGTATTCAATGCATCTACTAAACCAACTGCTGATATGTTACTTTTTTTAATGGCCACTGCATTGGCTTTGGGCGGCGGTAAATCTAATCGTCTAGGATCTGTGGCTGCAAACGCTGCGTCGCCTCGACCGCTGCCTTTGGCTGCGCTGGCTCTTACTCCTTGATTGGCAATGGGTTGATTGAATGTTTGTGCAGCTCGTCCACTTTCTATAGCAGCCTGGTCTCGTGCGCTGACTGCGCCTTCGGCCTTGGCTTCATTAAATGCTTTTTGTTCTTCTGGGGTAAGTTGATAACCGCGGGCCATGCTTATGCTCCTACCTGGAATGGTGAAGCACTTTCGCCGGTGAAACTACCATTTTCATCTACCACAGCATTGGTACCAACAACAGCAGCTTCGGCCACTGGCGGGGTAGGCGGCTGTGGAGTTGAAATTCTGCCGTCGTCAGCTGATACTTCTGCACCAGGTATACCATTCATCAATAAATCTTTTACTGTGGCGCCGGTGATTTGAATTTGTTTTTTTACCACTCCTAGATTAGATCCAAACCCTACATTGTATATCAATGGTTTTGCCTTGACTGAGTATTCAACCAATTTGTTCCCTACAGAAAAAGTTAACTGAGCCAGCTGAAATGGCATAAATTTTTCCACTAGTGCATTGTTGTTGTCGCCATTGCTGGCCTGCACTATCTTGCCAGTTTCGTCGTAGCCGTAAAATCTTATGACCAATAAATATATTGCAGAAACATATGGAAGACCGGAACTTTTATACACACTATTCACTGCGTTATAAAGATTATCGATCAGTGTTATACCTGTTGTTTCTGTCACAGTGAACGCTATGTCTGTTGTGTTGTTAGATCGGCCGGTGCCTTGGCCTGATATTTTACTTTTAATTTCTAAATTGTCAATGTAATAATCCAATTCAAAAAATTTGTTGCGAGCGATTCCTGCAACAGGAGTTGTGGAAGCACCACCACTTTGCATTAACAAGCTGTAAGACGCATAATTGGGTTTTCCAGTTTGTTTCAAAGCAGTAAAACCATCCGGAGGCATCAGGTACCAGGCAATATTATAGGTGTAACTGGCATACTGGTCCAATATGTTGTTCTTTGGCACAAATCTTGTTTTGTTGAATGTGTTGAGAATTCGTTGAGTGTTTGATGCTGTCTGACCGCTGTCTTCGCCGGCGCCCACACCCGGTGCGCCACCGGGTCGCCCTTCTGTGCTGTTGACCGGAGAGGGTGTGGGTGTGGGCGCTGGCACTCTCTGAGGTTGGGTCACAGTGTTGGCTGGCGGCACACTCTGAGTCTGAGTCAGTGGTTTTACAGGAGCATTGACACCGGCATCTGTGTTGGCAGCCAGAGTAGCAGCTTGGGCAGTTGTTAGCCTTTCGGTGGCGACCGGCGGCGGCTCTGGAGGTGGAGCAGGATTTTGTGTGGCGCCGGCTGGGCTGTCAGCAACAGCCGCAGCAGCAGTTGGTGGCGGGTTTGGCGGCGGAGTTGTGTTTTCGGGAACAAGACTAACTCCCGATGCAGCTTGTTGTTCGGCTGTGGGAGCAGTTCCGCTGAGAAACGAATTACCAGTGATCGGATTTGTATATCTATACAACCCAGTATTTGGATCTTGTAATTCAAATTTACCAGTTGCTGCACTTTGATTGGTAGCTTGAGCAATTTCTCGCCGAACTTCAGCTGCTCCATCTCGAAGTTGTGTTCGTTGAGTGGCCAACGCATCTCGTTGAGCGCCGTCCGGGAGGGCTCTGA